CACCTGCATGAGGTGCCAGCGTTTGTCCAAGTGCCAGTCGCTTTCATCCGTGCGCATCTCAGCAGCTCCCTGCGAAACGCTTCCCCTTCGTGGCTGCGCCGGTGCCGCGCATGAGGCCGCCTTTGGCAAAGCCGCGCTTCTGCTTCGCGTCGAAGGCTTCTTCCTTCTTCGACCCTTCTGCGCCGCGCTTCTTGGACTCAACGTCCTTCTTCGACTTCTCGAACGGTTTGAATGCCATGATCCACCTCAGATCTTGTAGCCCCAGGCCGCCACGGAAGCGTTGGTGTTGCCCGCGCCCAGGGCAGGCAGCGTCACCACGATCGCGGTGTTGGCCGCCGATGCGACCAGCGCGGGGTTGAACTGCAGCAGGATCGGCGCAAAGGCCGTCGTCGCGCCGGCCGGAGCCGTCACCGTGAGCGACATCGTGCCGCCAACCAACCCCGTGACCGTCGCCGTCACCACGGACGCCGCAGTAGCACCCGCCCCCGTGATCGTCAGCCCGGACAAGTAGTTGGTGACGCTCGCCACCGCCGGCAGCGTTGCGGCCGCCGAAGCGTTGGCCACGTTGCCCGAAGCTGCGGAAATCGCCGTAGCGCCTGCCGGTGCGCCGCCAGTAGGCGTCACCCAGGCAGCGCCCGCAGTGGCCTTCTGCGTCGCCGTACGGCCCGTCGTCGAGTCTTGCAGAGTAAGCCCGGCCATCATCCACTCCTGTTCATGGAGAAACGGCCCCCGGAGGGGCCGTCCCGGTCGAAGCCGTCAGGCTCCCGCCGTGCCGTAGACGCCAAGCGGGTCGGAGACGCCGAACGAGTAGCGCTCGCGCGCCTTGTAGCGCACGTTGCCGGTCTCGAAGTCGCCTTCCATGTCCTGCTTCAGCGGCGCACGGATGAAGTGCTTCAGGCCGTTGGGCACGTCCGTCAGCAGGAACCACGCGTCGGGGTCCGTCAGCCAGTGGTTGACGGTGTAGCCGCCCGGGATGGCACCATTGGACTTGATCGCGTTGATGTCGTTCTTCGCGAAGGCACTCGAGCCGCCGGCCGTGGTGCTCAGCTCCGTCTGCAGGATCCGGGTAGCCGCGAACGTGTTCGACGGGTGGATCACCAGCTTCTTGGGCTTGGCCGCCAGCAGCAGCCCGCGCTCGTCGACCCAGGCCGCCATGTTGATGTAGGCATCCTCGAGCACCGTCTCGTTCAGGTCGGCGTCGGACGCCGGCCGGTTCGCGTTGGTGAAGCCGCCGACGGTCGGGTGTGCAGTGGAGCACAGCGCAACGCCGTCGCCGTAGAGGAACGAGCCGCTGAAGGCATTGTTCAGGATCGCCGCGCCCTTCACCTGCTTGGTGTAGGCCATCGACCGCGCCAGCGCCTTGGTGTACCGGGCCGACAAGCTGTCGTACAGGTTGTCCTCGATCGCTTCTTCGGTGATGCCGAAGCCCAGCGCGACCGTCTCGTGGACGTAGCGCGCGGTGAACGCTTCTTGGCCCGAGTCGTAGACGATCGCGCCGCCTTCGGTCTTGACCGGCGCCGACGTGAAGCCCGCGAGCTTCACCTCTTCCTCGAAGGAGCGCTCGGAGTTCTCGATGTCGAAAATCTCCTTGTGTTCCTCGCCGTAGCGCTTGTGCTCCAGGCCGAACAGCGCGTTGAGCCCAGGCAGCAGTTCCTTGAGCAGCTGGGCACGAGACATCGTTGCCATGTTGGTTTCTCCTCGTGTTCAGTGATCAGGCGACAGCTGCGGCGGCTTCCCAGGCATGCATGCCCAGGTTGTACGTCACGAACAGCGCGGTGAAGGTGGTACCGGCCGCGCTCGAGTCGCGGTCAACGTCGATCACCCGGAAGGGCAGCGTCGACGTGGTGGCCACGCCGCTGATCGCGATGTCCGAGAAGCGCGTCGCGGTCGTGTTCTGGACCACAGAGACGTTCTTGCCGATCGTCGCCGCGTAGGTCTGCGCCGAGACGGTCACGCCGCTCGACACGTACACCGCGCGGAAGATCAGGTCGCGATCGTCGGCGACCATGGCGCGGGCGTCTGCCGCGACGGTGCTGGCCGTCCAGTTGGTGCGGAAGGTCTTGCCCAGCGTCGCATCGGTGTACGAGACGCCCATGAAGACGCCCAGGATGCCGGCGTCGGTGGTGTCCGCACCGGCCAGGGCCGTGGTGCCAGCCCACTTGGCCAGCGTGCCATCCGAGATCAGATAGACGAGATCGCCGCGGCGCAGGGCAGTGCCGTAGCCAGAAGCGATGGGGTACTCGCGCGTCGCCCCTGCGTAGGGCATTCCGTCCCGACGCGAGACCGGCTCGAAGCCGTTCGGCGTGGTGTAAACGGGCATGTTTCTCTCCTCGAAACGTTGAACTGTGCGCGAGCCCCAACCGTGGTCAGGATCCGCGCCCGAAACTCGAGACCTTCGAGCGCCGCTCGTTGTAGATCGGCATCCGACTGTCCGTCTGCTCATTGGCCAGCTGCTGGTCAATGGCTTGCATCTGCTGCCCCGACATCTCGGCGTAGTAGCGACGGCGGGCTTCCGCCATCTCCGCCGGCATCCGTGCCAGGATCAGCCCGCCGACTTCGATCAACTCTTGCGAGTTCCGCTTGCGCGGGTCGACGAACATCGCCATCTCCGGGTGGTCCTTCGGGCTCACCGGCTCCCAACCTTCACGAAACTTCTTGCTCACGTTGGTCGGATCTTCGGAGCCAAAAGCCGAGCGACGGATCCATCGAAACGTCCAGTCCTTCGTGGGCTTGGGCGTCGGCAGCGCGCCGGCGGGCCTCCACGTCATCGGACGCTTCGCAGCTTCGCGCTGCTCGTTCTCCCGCGGGGTGCGGTCTTGGGTCTGTTGGTCAGCCATTGCGATTCTCCAGGGCAACAAGTTCTGCGGCGTATTGCGCCGTCGTCAGGTTCAGGCGCTTGGCCATCTCTGCCTGGGACTTGGTGAGGGTGACAACCCTCTTGCCCGCTGTGGAGCGGCGCACTGGCGCGACAGGGGTGCGAGCGGTTTCCCGAGTACTCGAGCTCGACGTGTCGTCTTGCTCATCGCTCGGCTTGCCGCCGAACTTCTCAGGGAATTTCTCCCGCATGCGGCGATCGATCGCGCCGTAGTAGGCTTCAGGATCGGACTTGGCCGTGATGCCTTGCTTGGCAAGGCTGGCATCGATCCCGTATGCGAACCCGGTCATCTCGTCGTTCTCGCCGAACCAGAGGTTCTTCGAGGACCAGTCCAAGGCCCGAGCGTCGGGTTTCGGAACGGCAGACGAGCGCTGCGGCTCGGTAGATTCGCGTTGTACCACAGTCGAATCGGCTTGGGAAGCCCCCGGCTGCGGCTGCCAGTTCGCGAACCGCGCTTCCTCGAGCATCGCCCGATTCAAGTCCCGCGTCGCCTCGACGATCTTGTCCGCGTCGAAGGCTTCCGTGGCGGCCTGCAGCTTGGCTTCGGCCGCGGCGATGCTGACCTTGGCCTTCTCCTGCATGCCGCCGACGAACACCTTCTCGCCGGCCATGTAGCGCTGCTCGAGCTGCTGCGCCTTGGACTGCTGCGCCTTGGCGAACTCCAGGGCTGCCGCTTCGCGGCGCGCAGCCGCCTCCGCTTCACGCCGGTGGTCATGCGCGAGATGGCGCAACTGCAGGATCCGCTTCTTGACGTCGTCCGAGTACTTGGACAGCTCTTCGTCGGTGGGATCCGCGGCCTTGCGCTTGTCCTCGCTCAGCGGTGTGCGGCCGCGGTCTGCCTCGGGCGTGTCGTCGACGACGGACACCTCGAGTTCGTCGTCGCCTGCCGCGACATTGGCGATGTCTTCTTCGTTGGGAAGCACACTCATTGGTCTCTCCTTCAAGCAGCGCGGGTGATGCCGCGCGGGTCTTCGACGGTCGCTTCGATCGAGTCGTCGTTCAAGATGCGGAACTCCTTGCCATGCACCTTGAACCTCGTGCCCGAGTACGCGCGCATCAGCACGAAGTCGCCTTCCTTGCACCAGGGGCCGTTCGGGAACTTCTTCTCGTCCATGTAGCAGTCAGGGCCCATGGTCAGCACGAAACCAACCACGGTGGCGACTTCCTCGATCTGCTTGGTGATGCCAGCCTTCGCCAGCCCGGACTCGAACTCGTCCGCAGCTTCAGGAATCGCCACGAGCATGTGGTACCCCACCGGCTTGGGCAACTGCGCCGCTTTCGGCGCCGGAGGCTCGATGTACGGGTTTGCCGTCACCGACGGGGGCAGGTACAGATCAGCGGTCATGGTCTTCAGGTCCTTCTTCCAGGCGTTTGGCAGCGTCGAGGAGCATCCTCTCCGCCGTGGCGAGACCGAGGATCTCCCCGGTCATGTACTTGTACTCGTCGAACGACCCAGCCTCCCCGCGCGCAAGCGCGTCAGCCACATCGTTCATGCGGGCTCGGAACTCCTTGCGAAGCTCCTCCGCGAACTGGACAACGATCACTTCTTCTCCTTGGCAGGCGCCTTCTTGGCGGCCGGAGAGCCCTTCTCTCCGCCCTGGCCGGCACGCGCGCCCAGTTGCGCGCCAGCGATCATTCCCTTGACCGAACGGTCTTGCGACCCTTGATCCGCACTGGCCGCGATCTGCGCGCCGGCGATCATCGCCTTCACCTTGTTGCCTTCGTCGGCGATGGTGTGCTTGATGCCCATCTCCTTGAGCTTCAGACCGACGTCGTCCCGCTGAGCTTTCTTCTTGAGCTCGAGCTCGGCTTCCTTGAACGCCAGCTCCCGCGCCTGGAGCTGCAGCACAGGATCCTGCGCCGCCTGCTGCGCCTTCTGCTGCGCCGCCTCCGTCTGGCTCTGCTGGAGCACCTTGGACGCTGCCTGCGCGAGCAGCGATGCCAGCGAATACTCGATCTCCTTGGGCACGTCCCCATCGTTCGGATCCGGCAACGGGGCCCCCATCGCCTGCTCGATCCGCTGCCGGTACGCGAACGCCACGTGCTCGGCAAGGTGCGCCTGCCCGGCCGCCATCAGCAGCTGCGCCTGCGGGTTCTGCCCCATCAGCATCTGGATCTTCGGGTCCTGCATGGCGGCCATGTGCACGGCGATGTGCGCTTCATGGTCCTGATAGGCGTACACCTTCACGGGCTTGCCCATGAGGATGGCCATGTTCTCGCTGACGGGGTCCTTCGGCTTGCCCTCCTGCAGCTGCGGGATGAGCCGCTCCGGGTCGCGCACACCGAGCGCACGCAGCATGTCCGAGTGCAGCTGCGGCACGTCGTAGATCTGCGGCGCATCCTTGGCCAGCTGCAGCACCGCCTGCTGCGTGACGACGCGTTGCGCAAGCGTCGAAGCGTTCGGGTCCGACACCGGCACGATCTCGACGATGTCGTAGTCGTCCTTCTTGGTCTGCCGGTTGGGGTCGACGTCGTAGTTGTAGTCCGGGCCCGCGGTGTCACGCACCAGCGCCTTGAGCAGCTTCAGCTCGATCGACATGGCCGCATGCACACGCGCCTGGACCGCCGACATGACCTTCAGCGTGCGCTCGAGCACCGCCAGGGTAGTCCCCACCGGCGTGTTGCCGGTCATGTCCGCCAGCTTGGTGTCAGCTGTCGACGCGGCGCGCCGCCCGTCCTCGACCACGCGATCGAGCAAACTGAGCAACACCGCCGACGGCTCCTTGTACGGCAGCGGGAAGAAGCCTTCCGACAGCTTGCCACCGATCACCTCGGCATCGCGCCACTCGCCGGGAGCGATGGGGGAGTCGTCCCCCTTGATGCGCAGATTCTTGGCCTTCAGGCCGCCCGGCAGCACCGACAGCGTACCGGCGTCGATCAGCTGCCGCGTGATGGACGTGGCCGCCTTGGCGTGCCCGCCGACGAGGTGGATGAGCCCGAAGCCATAGAACCCGAACCCCGGAACGTAGCTGTAGTGCACGAAGTGCTGCTTCTTCGTGTGCTTCGCGTCACCCTCGTCCCAGTTGCGGTAGACCGACATGATCTGGTCGGTTTCGCGGTTGATGGTGACGACATACGGGCATGCCAGCTCGTGCTCGCCTTCGACACGCCCGAGGCCGTGATCCGCGATGTCGACGTGCATCTCGATGAACTCGTAGCGCCCGTCCTCCATGTTGGTCATGCCAACCTGCTTGTCCTTGGCGTCCTGCAACTCGTCCTTGCGACGCCCTGGCGTGCCGATGTCGACGTCTCGGTACAGCCCCGACGCGATCGCTGCCTTGATCTCGTGCTCCGTGTATCGCATGCGGCACGAGTAGCGCTCCGCCGTCACAAGGTCCGAGGCCCCGTAACTGATGACGAAGTCCTCCGCCGGGACAAACCGGCTCACCTGCCGCCCCAACGATGGGTCGAAGTACACCTTCTTGAACGCCGACCCTGCGATCGGCAGGTTGAACAGCATCCGCTCGTGCTCGGTGCGGTACTCCGGCATCTGCTCCGTCAGGCGCCAGTTCATGTCCTCCTGCACGCGCCCGGCGGCCTTCTCGCGCTCGGGGTCCGGCTTGCCGATCAGCTTGGTTCGCGTCGGCCCTGTGGCCGGGAACGTCTCGGTGATGTTCTCCGACTGGAACCGAACCACCGCTTCGGACAGCATTGGGTGCACGACGCCGCAGGCACCGTCCCACGGCTCCATGCGCTCTTCGTCTTTGAACCCAAGGAGCTCGAGCCCCTTGCGGTACATGCGCTCCCAGTCACGACGCGACCTGAGGTCGTTGTCGTACATGTCGTTCAGGTCGCTATACAGCGCAGTCAAGTCCTGATCGGACATCGACTCGGCGAGGTTGGTCGCGTGGTCCGCGCCCTTCGCCTTCAGCGCTGCAATGACGGCATCCGCATCGAGCGTCGCCTCTTCGCCCGGCACATCGTCGACAACCTCGACGTCGATCGTGTCATCGAGGTTGTCCTGCAGGCTCGCCAGTCCTGTCGGTGCTTGGTAGATGCCCTTGTCAATCATGCTTGTCTCCCTCAGGGTTCAGCGCTTCGTAGGCGCGCTCGCAGGTGTCTCCTGCGATTCGATGACGGTCTGCCTCTTCTCCCAGCTCTCGATATCGCGCGACACAGTCGCCGAAAAGCTCTCGGTACGTGTCGGCTGGCGCGCTGCCTGCGGAAGCGGCGGAACTGACGCTGGGCGCACCCCCGGCGCGAGACTTCGCAAGCTGGTTCCGCAGCCGCTGCTCAGCAGCGCGAGCCCGATCAGCATCGCTGCGGGCAGCCTCGGCGGCAGCCTGGGCCTTGTCCATGACTCGGGCCTGGGCCTCACGACGTCGAAGATCCTCATCTCGCTGCTCCTTCTCGCTCTTGGCGGTCTGCTGCACCACGTCGCTCTTCAGCGCGCCGTAGCGCGCGTGCCCACTCCAACCCCAGGCGAGCAGCGCTGCGGCCGCCCAAGCCCACACGGGCACGCGGCTGATCAGCCCAAAGATCACGCCCATCCCTGGCTCCGCTGCTTGTAGCGCTGGTACAGCATCACCGCGCCGACGACGATCAGCAGGACTGCCAGCACCTGCAGCGGCTCGACGCCCAGCGAGCCGGCGAACTCCTTGGCCTTGTCCACCACCGGCTTCACCTGATCGCCGAAGCTCGTAGCTGCCGTCACGACGCCGCCGGCACCAAGCGACACCGCGCCGCTCTGCGCCATGGGGCTCTTCGCAAGACTGGTCTCTGTCTCCACCGCCTGCGGCATCGTCCGCCGCGCATCCGCCTCATCGTCCGGCTTGAGGTACAGCGCCATCTCCGCCGCGCGCCGGGCCGTCAACCCGCGCAGCACAACCAGTTGCTTCGTGCGCGGGTCCCGCGCCTTGTTCCACAGCCCGAACGCCCGCGCCGCGGCGTCGAAGTCGCCTGCATTGTGGCAGCGCAGCACCGTGCTTCCCTTGAGCCCGGCGAGGCCGATGTTGTACGCCAGGGACGTCATCGCGCCGAGCTGGTTGTCGCTCGGCCACTCCGTGCACAAGTCCTTGACGAGCCGCGCACGGTCCATCAGGTCTTCACACAGCCACCGGTCCGCCTGCTCCTTGGTGCAGACATCGCCCGGCTTGACGTTGTCCGTCTCGCCCCAGCCGATGGTCCACACGCCGGCGGGGCACCGATATGCCTTGAGCGCCAGCCCTTCCTTCTCCGCGATGAGGGCTACTGCCTCCATCGGGATCGACCATGCCAGTGTTGGATCGGGCAACATCATGTCTTCGCTCCTTCCAGCCGCACCACTGCCGCGTCGTACCTGCGCTTCAACTCACTGTCCGGCACCGGCTCGCTTGTCACGTGGGCGAAGATCTGCTTCGCCCACAAGACACACGCCTCGCGCGTCTCGAACACGGGGCCGATGCGAAACCCGAACACCGGATGTTGGGCGTAGAACATGCTCGCCTCCTCAGTAGTACGCAGCGCGCCGCGGGTAGAAGGGCGTCTTGTCCGACAGCGTGTCATCGCTCTCGAGCGTCAGGTACCCGCCCTGGCGGAAGCGCATCAGTGCCATGGAGGTAGTGTCGACGTCGTCATCGTTGGCGCCGTTCGGGAACTGCGCGATCTGCTCGACCAGCTCCTTGGCCCACCACGTGTTGGGGATCCACACCTTGCCCGAGCGCACAATGTCGGCGACCGCGTTCAGCCGCGCCACCTTGTCGCCGGAGCCGCGGTGCGGCGTGTACTCCTGCACCGGCAGCCCCATGAACCGGAGCTCCTGATACAGCGCCGTGCCACTGGACTTCTTCTCGACAATGAACGCGTCCGGCTCCCAGCGCTTGTACTGCTCGAGCGCCTTGGACTTCAGGTCCGGGAACTGCATGCGCTCGTTGACCCGGTCCAGCAGGATGATCTGGTACTCGTCGCGCTCCTGCTCGTGCTGGAATACGCCCCAGGTGGTGATCGATGTGAAGTCAGCCCGGTTGGTCGTCTCCGCGGCCGCGTCCAGCGCCTGGATCAAGTATGTGCACTTGGGCGGCGAGTCCTTCTCCCACATCCGCCAGTCAGTGCGCGCGATGATGGCAGCCTCGTCCGACGACGGGTCCTGCATGTACTGCGCCGTCCAGTACTTCGGGTCCAGCGACGCCTTGGTGCGCAGCAGCGCCTCGAGCGACCACTTCTGGGGCCACAGGGCCTTGCCGGACGGCATGATCGCCGGGAACTCGATCACCTCCCACTGATCGGCGTCGGGGTTCTTGGCGCCGTAGTCCAGCAACCGCGCTGTGAGATCGTACGTCGCCCAGCGTGTCATCACCACGATGATGGCCCCACCCCACATCAAGCGCTGACGAGGGCCGGTCTGGTACCAGCTCCACGCGGCATCGAACGGCAGTCGCGTGCCCGTCTTGATGTCCTGCTCCGAGTGCGGGTCGTCGATCACCAGCAAGTCCGCGCCGCGGCCCGCCAGCGCGCCCCCAACACCAACCGCGTAGTACTTGCCGCCCTGGCGCGTGTTCCAGTTGCCCGCGCTCTTGGAGTCAGTCTGCAGCGTCGTCTCCGGGAAGATGCTCTGGTAGTCCGGGTCTGCGATCAAGTTGCGCACGCGTCGCCCGAAGTCCTCCGACAGCGACTGCGTGTGCGTGGCCATGATGATCTTGGCGTCGGGCTTGTGTCCCAGGAACCACGCCGGCAGCAGGTAGGACGTCAGCTCGCTCTTGCCGTGCCGTGGTGCCACGTTGATGATGACCCGCGTCTTCTTGCCCTGGATCACATCCTTGAACAGCCGCGCCATCTGCCGGTGATGTGCACCGACGTCGTAGTTCGGATACACCTCCTTGGTGAACTCCAACAGATCGTTGCGCGCCGCGGTGACGCGCATCTGCGCCTCCATGCGCTCGAGCATCTCGAGCGTGGCGAGCTTCTCCGGCAGCGCCATGGTCGGCAGCGCTGCCTGGAGAGCCTGGAGTTCTGCGCCGGAGAGGTTCACGACTCGGCCTTGCCCCCGTCCGTCACGTCGCCGCAGTGGTAGCAGTGCTGCAGGTGCGCGATGGCCCCCATCATCTGCAACCGCGTCTTGCGCTCGCTCGACGCGGCATACGCGAGGATCTCGTCGGTCGGCCCGATCGCCGCCGCCGTGAACGCCACGATCTCTCCCGAGAGCGCCTTCTCTCGCATGGCGTCCAGCACCTCGAGCACGGCGGCGACGCTCGGCGCGTCCGGGCGGAGGACTCGGAGCGTGCTCATGCCCTGGCCCACTCCGACTCGAGGCGCTCGATCTCGACCTGCATCTGCGCGATCTTGCGCGCCCGCAGCGCCTCGAACGTGTCGTCCGTCACCTGCACGACGTTGTCCTGCAGCGCCGACCACAGGTTGTTCTCGTCCATGTGGAGCCACGCGTCAAGCTCCTTGCGCATGCGCCGGCGCCGGGTGTCCAGCGCGTTGAGCTCCTTGAGGCGTTCTTCGGTCATACCTCGCCCGCTTTCGGCAGCTCGTCGTCGTTCTTCACCCAGGTGATGTTGCCCACCGGCACGACCGTCGCCGGCCCGCCGGTCCACATGATGATCACGCTGCGCGCGTTGTAGACGATCCAGCACCCGTGGTGGCGCACGTTGCCCTGCTTGGTCAGCGCCTTCACCTCCCAGGAGCCCTCCGCGCACTGCCCCTGCTTGTCGAACAGCACGGTCTTGCCCTCGATGTCGTTGTCGTAGGAGCCGCCGGCGGCGAAGGCCTTGCACGTGGTGAGCAACAGTGCGCAAATCGCCACGAATGCGATGCCGGTGGCGTAGAACATCGTGCGCAGGAACTTGCGCGTGCTCTGCTCGAGCATCTCGAAGAAGTCGGTCCAGTGCGGGTCGTTCATGCTTGGCTCCTGACGAACGTCGTTTCCTGCAGCAGCCGTTTCACGGCCCGCCGCGCCACTTCCTTCGATCCCTTGTAGTCGACGACAGTCGACGTAAGCACATCGTCCACCGCGTCGGCGGCGGTCCACGCGGCATTCCAGGCCGTCGTACTCCACTGCGCCTGGGGTACCGCCGCCGTCTTGGGGTGGAGGAAGTTCTGCTGGTTGTTCAGCATCGTGTCGTAGGTGTTGTTGAACACCTTGCGCGCGGCCGGCGTCCACCGGCGCCACTGCTTGACCGGCACCTTGAACGTGTTCTCGGAAGCGTCAGGCATGGCTCACCTCGACTTCTTCGACGATCAGGCGCTGGTTGCCATACACCCAGAACACGGCCTTCTCCTGTCCGTGCAGGCGCTTCTCCAGGCCGGGCACGTCCATGAACACGGCGTCGCGGCC